CCTTGGCTCATGCTGGATAGAGTTCTGGGCAGGCACCAGGAGCTAAGTCTCCTGGAGAAGCTGCATGACTCTAGACATTGTCCGGACTGCCTATCTTCCAACACTATGGTCACTAGAGATGACTGCTATCCATACCCATACGCTCATTACTGCTTCGACTGCGGGCTAGTATGGAGACCATACCTTGCTCGGTGCCCGCTATGCAAGGGCGGCTGGAGAGAGGCAGGATTCGTCCGTAGACAGGAGAGTGACAATAGCGACAATGAGGTAAGATGTGAGAAGTGCGGAGAAGTTCTCTCTACTGCTATGGTGAAGAAGTGCAATGAGGAAGAGGACTTTGACCTAGGAGATGAGCTATGACAAGCAAGTCTAGAGAGTACAGCCACAAGCGCACCCATCTGGAGCGCCAGAAGCTGCGGCAAGGCAGGGCTGCTACTATCTCTGCCCGCCATGCCAGACAGCGGAGCAGCAAGAGGCAGAAGAGAATCTCCGCTAGTCAAGTATGCCCCAAGGCCCATCTGCCTCACGCCTCGAATGGCACTATATCGCCAGAGTGTAGGACTCAGAGTCCGCGGCCAAACCACCACTTCCTGCGAGGTTGGATATATCCAAGTGTAGTCCAAGATTAGTAGCACTTGGAAACATAGAAAGGAGCACCCATGAACAGTGACAAACTCATAGCACAGGAGATTACATCGCTCAAGGCAAGGGCAGGCTCAGTCAAGCAGAACCTGGCACGCATCCAGCAACACAGGGACTGGATAGACCAGCTGCCTGAGTTCACGAACTCAGACTCTGCATACTCAGGCCCAAGGCTGGCCGTCTACTACTCCGCCACCCCAAGTCGAGACCCTGAGGAACTCCGTGCCCAGGTACAGCAGGTGCTTGGAGTCGCAAAGGCAGACANAGAACTAGACATATTCTCAGGGAGCATATCCTACATTCTCAAGAACTCCTACGCTCGTATCACCATCTATGGTGGCAAGATGGCCCCGACTTGCAGGCTAGTAGAGGTCACAGAGATAGCCACTCGATTCAAGATGGAGTGCGACGAGCCAGAACAGCAGGAGCATCTCTATGACTAAGATACTCGCAAAGCTACTCGCCTGGATACATCACATCACTGCCAGGTGGTGTACTGACAGAATGTGCCGGTGCTTCTTAGAAGGCACAGATATAGGTTCCGAGGCATAGTGGGAGTCAATGAAAGAAGCCTTAGGAAGTAAGAAGGGAGTCGAGGCATGACTGATATCATGTCCGTAGAACAGGTGCAGGCTGCTCGTGAGGTCGGTGTGGCCTGGTGCACCGAGACGCAGTTTGCCTCCCTCTGCCGCACTGTGGAAGCACTGGCGGAGGCGTTGCGAGATGTCGGCATTAAAGCGGATAGCGATGGCGAGTATTGGCTGTATCTTGATGCCGGCAAACTTGCGGCTATCAACCTTGGAAAACAGCATGGGCCAATTGTCATGGATGCCCTAAAGTCTTGGGTTAGCAATCATAACCGCCTTCTCGGCCAACTGGACGCAAAGGAGTAGCTATGAACGCAAGTGACAGTGGCATTCGGTACAGCCAGTACTGCATTCCCATCCAGAGTGCTATGGGGAGTGCGCGGGACTACTGGGTATGTTGCTGGCCTCCGATTTTGAGGGCATAGATGCCTGAGCGTACTCCAATAACTAAACTTAAGCGCCAACTCCTTAGCCGTAAGCAGGTTGCGCTACTGCCATACACTCGCAAGCCTGTTCGGGCACCTGAGCCTCCAGACGAGTATCCAAAGACCGCACAGATGAAGTATCTGGAGGTCAAGTATCACTGCCAACTGAAGATAGTCCTGTTCTCCAAGTCACTATCAGATGCAGAACAGTTCTTCCACTCCGAGGTTGACAGGACTACTCTATCCAGATGGAGAGCAAGAGTGCATAAGTATCTCGGCCTAGTGACAGTAGGAAAGTAAAGGAGACGCAGATGATTATGAAGGATTGGGGCCAGAATAGAGAACAAGAGTTCGCGGACGAGGCAGAGGCCTTAGCCCAGGAACGGTACGATGCAGAGTACTATACTCTCCCAGACAGCATCCAGCAGGAGATAGCAGAACGTGCAGATGCAGACATGCTAGAGGCTGACAGGCAGGCGGACGCAATGGCAGAACCAGAAGCCCCTTGGCTCTCTTACGCAGGAGATGCATTCACGACTCGCTACATGGATTGTACTAATGAGCAGTAGCCATACATTGACACCTGCCACAACTTAGAGCTATGATAATACCCTGAGCCAGAATATGGAAGGAGCTACATGGCTAATGGCACTGAGCATCTAATAGACCCTCAAGGCAAGCCACTCATCAGGGAGCCAAGAATCATAGTTGTCAAGGTCCCACACGGTGTCCACCTTCCTGAGCAAGTCTTACAGTTCATTGCCAAGGCCTCTCAGGGTGCAGTTGTTGAACTCCCTTTCACATCTGAGATTCTCTCAGGCAAGTTGGCTCAGGCAGAGCTAGATTCTGTCCACCATATCTGCCATCTCATACAAGGCCAGGCAGACGTCCAGTTCAGCAAGGATGAATTGCATACTCTATACAAGGCAACCGAGTTTCTGTGTGCAAGGACCTCTCTAGGGGAGGATAGCAAGGAGGCACAACTTCTGCTCAAGATGACAAGCGCACTCGAGTAAAGGGGAGGCACTCGATGAGGCTGCTAGTATGTGGAGACCGAGACTGGCAGGACTACGACCTGCTTTGGCGGGAGATAGCCGTACTGAATCCGGCTATAGTAATCGAAGGCGAGGCTCGCGGCGCAGACCTGATGGCAAGAACAGCGGCATATAGCCTCAGCATTGAGGTTATAGCCTTCCCTGCCCAGTGGAACAAGTACGGTAAGGCCGCGGGGCCTATCCGTAACCAACAGATGCTCACTGAGGGGAAGCCAGACATGGTACTGGCCTTCCACGACAGCATTACTTCCTCCAAAGGCACTGCCAACATGATACGTATAGCAAAGCTAGCAGGAGTGCCAGTGAAGCTAGTTAGCCACCCGAAGTAAGCAGTTAGAAGTGCAGTCTGCAGTGTATGGAGTCAAGTCGCCACGACATACAAAGCCTAGAAACCTATAGAGTGCTGTAGAGTGTGCAAGTATTACTCCCCTCCCGCTTATGGTGACTTTGGCGGAGGTATGATAGAGTACCCGTCATGTCGCCTCAATCTATTCTTTCCAACTAGGAAGCAGACATGCAAGCGTCAGGTAGTGCATCCATTCTGGGCAAAGACAGCAGCACAAGTGCAGTCGGAAGTATAGTCTAACGCCCGTGTGGGAGTCATTCGTTGCCAAGTGATATTCATAGCAAGAGAGCGCACTTATACACTATCCAAGACCTAGCTGAGTACCATCCTCCTGCCAAACAATCTATCATACATGATGGAGTACTAGACCTCGGCACCCGCCTTATGCTCTTTGGTGAGGCAGGAACATGGAAGTCCAACCTCGCTATCCACGCAGCTTACTGTATAGCCGTAGGGCGTAGGTGGCTAGGGTTCAATACTTCTCCTGCCAATATCCTCTATGTCCAGGGGGAGATGACTTTGGCGCACACTAAGGAGAGGATTGAGAAGTACTGTACAGGTACAAAGAATATATTCCTATCCAACCTAGGCAGTATCCCTGCCAAGGCAGATGACATCTCCTACCCCCCACATGTAGTAACAGAAGCAATAGAGTTCTTACACCTCGACGAGTCCTCAGGCTATGAGTCAGTCAAGCAAGACATCATTGAACTCATCCGCACCTTCCCTCGCCGTCCAGTAGTACTCATCATAGACCCATTCTACAAGGTCTTTCGCCACGACCTGATTAAGGCGGATGAGGTCAAGTACTTCCTAGACAACATGGACTTACTCAGGCTAGACAAGTCCATTGTAAGTGCGTGTGGAGGAGTCAGCATCATCCTTATCCATCATGCAAAGAAGCCTACGCTAGACCGAGACGGGAATCCTATCTCTGCTGGTACTTCTGATATGTTTGGTTCTGCTGGTCTAGACTGGTGGGCGGATACTATTATGCGGACTGAACTTGAGGAGCATGATGAAAGCAAGTCCACTATCAAGATTGCATTTACCAAGCATAGCCGAGTATCGGCAGGCTACTTGCCAAAGGAGATAGTTGCCAGATGGGATAAGGAGTTACTCCACCCTCGCATACTGTCGCGACGGATGCCACAGTTTCCAGAGGAGGAAGTTGAGAACCGAGGCGACCTGAATATGATGATGTATGAGTAGAGTTTGAGAAGCCAGCTGAGTGTGAAATAAATTATCCATAAGACATTAATCATATAGCTTAATTTAATCGGTAGGAGCAAAGGAGGAGGCATGAAGATCAGTGAGTACTGGCTAGAAGCAGCCATAAGCTGCGAGAGTGGGCTGTACCTGGCACGAGCAGTGAAGGCAGAGCAGCGAGAGTTAACCGAACCTGTTACAGAACCTGACTGGTCAGGAGTGAATACTATAGTGGAGGCAGAGCGGCAGCGGACAGGAAGACAGCTAATCAGAGTAGTTGAGCGCATCTTGGAATATAAACAATCCAATTGACTAATGTATTAGCGATAATTGTTTTTACATGTTTCTGGGCGTTGACACCTAGAGCTACTGCATGGTATGATAATCAGGTCACACAAGTAAATGGATAGCGATGGCCTGAGTGGAAGGAGGAGAGATTGAGACAGTCATAATCATAGGCATCATCATAGCAGTACCAATTCTGGTAGCCGCAACACTAAGCTTACTGCAAGGAGAACGCAGACATGACGCAAGAAAAGCTCATCACAAGCAGAAACCTAGTGGACTCTGACATTGGGCCACTACGAAGGCTCACAGGCATCCTAGACTCGATGCCGACAGAGAACAAACCAGAGGACAAGACTAGGGGGTACAAGGCCAGCATCCAGGTTGTGCTGAATCTGAAGGACATAGAAGTCCTAGAGGCAGTAGAGCCATACCACTTCCCCATCTTCACCACTCGCCCATTTACCCTGTCCAACAGGAAGAAGAGCATGTGGGGAGTGCTGGCAGACAGCTTCAACCAGATAGCAGACATGCAGTACACCAAGGAGCAACTAGACCCGACCAACCCGAACTACATCAAGCCAGGCGCCAGGACTGACATCTCCGAGACCGTCGGCAAGAGAGTCGGCCTAGTCGTGGCAGATGGAGAGGATGGCAGACCCAAGCCGCCTGAACTCTTTGACAGTAGAGCCAATAAGGGCAAGGGCGGAGATGCTCCCAGGCCCACCTGGATGTTCTATATGATAGAGGGCATCGGGCAGGTCGGAGTGCAGGGAGTGACCCCACTAGAGAAGGCCATGCAACTGCTAGATGGGCACACCCTAGCAGAGTTCAACGCACTGGCAATGGCAGAGCAGCTAGTTAGAGGAGATGTGCAGTTGCTCCAGTCCATCGGAATGCCACCAAGTGCAAAGGCAAGCTTCTCGAGCACGATGCTCGCCAGTAAGCAGTTCACCAGAGATACCAACGAAGTGTTCCACCGCATCCTGCCTGTTGGATAGGACAGACAACTGTACGCGCAAAATTGGCCTGTGCGCCGCCCACTAGTGAGAACCAGGCATGAGAATCATTTTGGTGGGGAAGTGTACGGTGGCCTAGTTGATACGGCGGCTAGGCTAGGAATGTTAAGGAGGTATACAGTTGAGGCGAGTTGAGAATCCAGCACTTAAGCGAAGAATCCTCACACATCTGGCGTCGTTGTACAAGATAGGTGAGACTCGCGAGCCAAATCATCTATCCACCTACGTATACTGCCGCACTAGGGCCTTCCTCGACCAGAAGCAGACAACAGTAGAACCTACTGATGATGAGATAATGCTGTTTGCAATTGGGTATGGACTACAAGATGTACTCACTCCTAAGTCTGCCAAGACTCCAGTGTATGAGNNCGAGGGCATCATCTATAGGCCAGATATGAGTTTCCAACTAGCTCCTGCAGAAGTGGAGCAGTTGGTCGAGTTGAAGACCACCAGGAAGTCGGCCAAGTATCACTTCATGGACGAGCAGATTCCAGAGACTTGGCTAGAGTACATGATGGGAGGGTGCCATCTGAGAGGTACGACGCAGTATGATTTGATAGTGCTCTATATGATGGGCAACTACGCGCCTCCATTTCCACAGATGTACTCAGATACGTTCTTCTTCAACGAGCCAGAAGGATGCGAGGAGGAGATAGAGAGAAACTGGCTTGAGTTGCTAGAGCGTAAACGCATACTTGACAACGCACTGGCCACTGGCCAGATACCAACCCCCTTCCAGCACTGCCGCACCTGGGAGTGCAAGTATTGTATGTACAAGCTAGTCTGCACTACCATTGCCCAGGCACAGGGACTGCCTATTCCGGAGGAGAAGAAGTAATGGAGCTTGATGATGTCCTCGGTATCGTCGCCATAGTAGGAGAGGAAGGTACTGGCAAGACCAGCATGGCTCTGTCCTTCCCACGCAAGATAGTTCACTTCGATATAGATGTAGGAGGATTCAGGCGGGCGGCATGGAGGTTGCCAGATGAGGTAAGAGTCAAGATGCTTTCTGCCTCTGACCTACTGGCCAATGCAGATGCCAGCCAGTATGACATCATCTCCAAACCTTATCCCAAGCCGCTTCAGTTGGAGAAGCTGCTCGGACAGCAGGTGGAGAAGGTCAGCAGCAGGATGCTCGTCAAGTTTCCCAAGAAGGTCGAGGGGATGAAGGAGTTGTGGCAGACGATAGTCATAGACTTCGTGGCAGCATGTCAGATGCCAGAAGTAAGCACTATAGTGTTTGACTCTGCTACTCTCCTATGGAACATCACACACAACTCCGTGCTGCAAGAGGCCCAGGAGCGCCAGTTGTACCGTTGGCAGATAGACCATAAAGGCCAACCATTCGACGAGAATGACTTTAGAGAGAGGCTACAGGCAATAGAGTATGGACCTGCGAATGAGAAGATAACGCAGTTGTTCCATACTGCTAGGTCGTTCGGTAAGAATCTTATCCTGACCCACTACCCCACAGATGCCTATGGCCCTATGCCAGATGGTAAGGGAGGATTCGTAGATGGGAAGACAGGAGAGAAGATTCTAGATGGCTACAAGAGCACAGGGAAGTTGGTAGATGTCGTACTGTGGACAACAGTGAAGGAGCAGAACAAGGTAAAGACACTTATTGCCAAGTTCACAAAGTGCGGCGTAGAAGGCATGGGGCTAGGCGCAGTTGGAATGGAGATACCCGCTAGCTTCGAGGGGATAGTGAACCTGAGGAGGCTATTGAGAGGAGGGAAGTAGCATGAACTGCCCAAAATGCGGCACACAAATGAAGTCAGTAGAAGATGAACATGGAAGGCTCCTGTGGCATTGCATCAAGTGTGAGCAGGGTTATGAGGTAAGTTATGGAGAGTTTGTTGCTACTGCCACCACAAGTGACTTCTAATGCCAAAGCTCTATGTAGGTACTAACTCCTCATACATGGCCTATGTGCTAGAGGATGGGGGTAGTGGATACAGCAGAGTACCACTAGGCCATAGCAGTATGGATATGGAGTACATAGCAGTAATGTACGCCTTGAACGAGTACTTCCTAAAGTGGAACAAGGAATTGGATGCAAGGCAAGAGGAGATAGACAGGGAGACTGGGGAGTACTATCGAGTGGCTACTCCAGCACAGCAGACCCCAAGACCACTGCCTCCGCCAGTGATGGTGTGTGCATCTGATGAGACAGTAGTTGCACAGTTACGACATGAGTACTACATAGTTAGCAAGTCACTAAGGAAGCTAGCGCAGCAAGTTTGGCAGATGACGCAGAACGTCGAGGTCAAGTTTGAGTGGGTAAGCAAGGAGCAGAATCTAGCAAGGAAGTTGCTACTATGACCCGCTACCTCGTTGCCACTCCTAGCTACGAGACATTGGAGGGCGGAATGTACGACCCTCCAGAGTACGGAGCAGATGTTGAGGAGGTTGAAGCAGACACACCAGCCAATGCCAAGGCCGAGGCAGTCAGGCGTTGGCGCATCAAGGGGCCACTACGCTACTGCTACGATAAGAACCCATTCAAGGGCCTAGAAGTTATAGACATTGAAGAGCTAGAAGAGGAGGCTATAAGTGATTATCAACAACTCGGAGAAGCAGGTTCTGATGGAGAGGCGGGATATTGACTACATCCTGCCTCAGTACATCCGCAGCTACCTGTACTACACGAAGAACCAAGACCCAGAGGAGATAGTCTTCCCCATGTTCCACTCAGTACGGCACCCACTAAAGCCTACAGTAATGGTGCCTATCAGATGGGTGCCAGAGCTAGATATCCTGGCGCAGGAGATTGAGGCGGACGGCAGTAGTGTGCCTGAGGCGACAGAGGCACAGGTGGCAAAGGCAGATGAGAAGGATGAGGTGATACGGCAGTTGAGAGAGGAGATTGCCAACCTACTTGGCACTCCAAGTGACCATCCCGAAATCATACCTCCAGCACCCAGTGCCGAACGCCTACCTAGGCAGCCAGAGCATCCTGCCAGCGGCAGTCCAGACGAGATGCATCCACGCATTAAGGATGACCTGAAGCAGACCAAGGCAGACCTGCGGCCAGAAGCAGATATAGATGAGAGCAAGCAGAAGCCATATGATAAGAGGGTAAAGAGAGGGGCAGGAGGAGAGCCAGTAGTGGAGGAATAGGAAAGTGCTATTCACCGACTCCAATGAACCACAGGAGCTAGTTACTCTCCTGAGGCAGTCCTGTCCAGTAGTAGCAATACCTCTCAACCTAATTCACTGCTCTGACTACATGTTCGCCAACTATGAAGGCAAAAGGTTCCAGTTCAGTCGCAAACAGGCGGGGGAGTTGGTAGGCAATCTGGATGAGGCTGAGGACCAACTGCGGGACTACTACAATCAGGCGGAGGCGAACTTCCAGATAGTGGAAGGAATCATCAGCCCAACTCCTCTATACATGCAAGGCAAGGCCATTCCACTCAGTGACCACTCGGATAGTAGAGTAAGTAGCCGCGACCTAGGTGCCAAGCTATACTGCTACCAGGTAGAGCCAAGTGGATTCATTGAGAGAGGACATAGCTTCTCGGCTATTAGTGCAAGTATCCTGTATGCCTGGATACATAGATTGGCAGAGGCAGGCATCACCACTTACTGGACTGTGAACTGGACTGAGACTGCAAAGTTGTTGTCAGTCATCTACCGCAATGAGCAGAAGCCGCCTGAGGAGCACCACACACTGAAGAGAGTTATCAGGCCTCGGATACTGGTCAAGGATGCCGAGCCATTTATGAAGGCGATACTGTTTCTCTCCGCTGCATACAAGTTGGATATTGGAGAGAAGAAGGCAGCAGTGCTATTCGATAGGTTTGTCAACATACTAGACATGGCTATGGCAGATGTGAGTGAGATAGCTGCGCTGGAAGGATTTGGAAGTAGAACTGCTGAGAAGTTACTCAGTGCGCTAGGGAGGACGCTCTAATGTTTAAGGATAACTGGAAGTTCGCCCCAGGCTTTCCAAGAGATGAGAACGGCTGGATACTCTTCCCCTCCGATGTGGAGTACCGTAAGGAGATATTCCCACCAGAAGTGAACCAGCATAGTGCCAAGGCCAATGTGCATCTGATTCAGGCGTGCATAGACTATGTATCTAAGGCTGGAGATAGACTGCTAGACCCCTTCGGAGGGACAGGGACACTGATGATAGGAGCACTCGCAGGCAGAGATATAGTGCTTATAGAGATAAGCCTAAAGTTCCACGCCCTGCAACAGCAGACACTAGAGAAGTTAGAGGAGATAGCCCCAGGGGCCAGTAGCCATATCACACTCATCAATGCACCTTTGCAGGCTATCCTTCCAATACCAGACTTCGCAGACCACATAATATTCTCACCTCCTTATGCCTCGATTATGAGGTCAAAGGGGACTGACAAGTTGACGCAGGAGAAGACTGAATACGATATGGCGGAGTACAGCCAACATCCCCTCAACATAGGCTTGATGTCGGACTTCATCTGGGGCCAGGAGATGGAGAAGGTATACAAGAAGTGCTTCGAGACACTAAAGGCGGGAGGGACTATTACGGTCATAGTCAAGGACCATTATGAGAAGCAGAAGGGAGGCGAGAGGAAGCGGATACAGCTATCGCTATCTGCGTGGAGTGCGTGTCAGTTAGTAGGATTCAGGCCACATAGTTGGCTGAAGTGGAAGGCGCTAGGAAGTGTCTATAGTCACATCTACCGTGCTAGAGGGTGGGAGGTAGTTGATGACGAGGACATACTAGTATTGCAAAAGCCATAGGAGGAAGCATGGTACAGACACATTCCGCAGTTACAGAGTGCTGGTACTGCCATGAGACGCTCCTAATACTAATGGAGATAAAAGGACAGAAGTTTCATAGATGCAATACTTGTGGGGCTACAACAGTTGCACTACTGCCAAAGCAAGACATGCCCATACTACCCCTAGCATCTATGGAGTATCATAGGTGGCTAGGAGAGCATGGGCATGTAGCAAGGCATCCGTAGTGGGCACTTACTACAGCGGCTTCCCAGACGCTAACCCAACGGATAGATTCCAGTTCTGGCTAGACCGCCCACCATCTGCAATAGTGCTAGATGTAGAGACTATCAGTCTGGACGAGAAGCACCCGCTAGGTTTTGGAATTGCAGTCGGACCAGACGAGGCTTTCTACTTCGACTTGCAAGAGCCAGATGAGGACAAGCTCAAGGCAATTACTCCCTGGCTACAGGATATCAGAATCAGGAAGTTGGCCCACAACTGGATGTTCGATATGGCAGTGTTCCCACTGATTCCAGTTGTAGGGAAGACGCTAAACAGAACTAACCTTTGGGACACTAATGTGGCTGCGAGGCTGCTAGGATACCAGGAGACTGCACTGCCCATGCTTGCAATGGAGTTGTTCCAGGAAGAAATCGCGAGCGCCCAGGATATTCTACATAAGCACAGTGCCGAGACCATGATGGGAGTACCAAGGGCGGAAGTAGCTACCCACTGCCTGTCAGATGTCAGAATATGCTACAGGCTATATCTGTTATGGAGAGAGAAGATAGAGCAGCAGTATCACGAGTACTTCCAAGTTGAAATGAGAGTTATCCCAATACTCATAGACATGAGCATGAGGGGAGTAGCAATAGACCATGCAGCTAGGCAAGAGCTTGTAGAGAAGTACACAAAGGAGATTGAGTTCTATCGAGAACAGTCACAGGCTTACGGGATAGAGAATCCTGGGAGTGCACAGCAAGTTGGCTACATGCTAGGAAAGAGAGGCAACTTTCTCCCGTTGACTAGAAGCAAGAGGCAGTTGTCCACTAGAGAGGCAGACCTAGAGTTCTTAGACGACCCGATGGCCACAGTCATTCTAGGATATAGGCATAATTCCAAGTTCAAGAGCACCTACCTAGACCCTATGGAAGGTGCAGATAGGTTCTATACAGAGTACTACATGGATACAGTAGTGGGGAGATTGAACAGCAGGAACAGAAACATACAGAACATCCCAAAGGATGCTAGGTACATGATGCTACCTGACCACGGGGTGTTTACGACTGGTGACTACAGCCAGGAGCACCTTTATATTCTGGCACAGGTTAGTCAGGACAGAGATATGCTCAAGGTGATGTACCATCCTGACAAGAAGAAGAGAGACATCCACCTGTACACAGCAGAGAAGATGGGAGTGACTAGGCCATTAGCCAAGACGCTGAACTACGCAGTTGTGTACGGCGCTACGGCCAAGGTAGTCAGTGAGCAGGCGAAGATAAAGGATACTCGCAGATGCCAGAGGCTAATAGAGGACTGGTTCCGCACTTTCAAGGGTGCAGCAGATTGGATTAGAGGAGCGCAGGAGGAAGGACTGAGGACTGGGTGGGCACTACCTACTCTGTTCAAGCGCAAAATCAGGCTGCCGCTAGAGAATGATGATGCAATGAAGAGGAAGGCAGTTAACTATCCCATCCTCGGCAGTGATGGAGAAGTTATCAAGCGGGCTATCCTGCTGTGCCAGAAGAGAGGCTTGGGGCCTCCAGTAATGGCAATCACAGTACATGACAGCATCAGTTGGGATGGAGATGTGGCAGACAGGCTGCCAGTGGAGGAGCTAGAGCACATACCTGGATACCAGGTGCCATTTGAAGTAAAGCAGACGTTGAGATGGGAGTAGAGGAGTGAGGATATACGTTGCAGGCCCCTACACAAAAGGTGGTGTTGCAGTGAATGTACGTAACGCAATTCTAGCAGGTGAGGCACTTGTTCAGAAGGGACATACTCCATTTATCCCACACCTGACGCACCTCTGGCACATAGTTATTCCCCATGATGTGCAGTTCTGGTACGACTACGATATGCACTGGCTTAAGGAGTGCGATGCACTGCTACGCATACCTGGGGAGTCTATAGGTGCAGATAAGGAAGAAGCATTTGCACTTCTTCACCGCTTTACTGTCTATCATCACATAGATGAAGTTCCCCAGAAGACAATTACAGAAGTCAAGGGAGGCAGAGATGACTAGGGACGAGACTGTAGAGGCAATCAGGCAGGCACTTAGCAGAGACCGGACAATCTCCTGGCTCAGTTCGCTATTGCGAAAGTGGAACAGCCTCCAGGGATTCAAGTGTGGTTGGGATAATGTGCCAGAGAAGTTGATGCTAGTAGTCACAGAGCTGGCCGAGGCGATGGAGGCGTATAGAGAGAAGAATCCTACAGGAGAGACCATTATCCACTTCGAGGAAGAGCTTGCAGATGTAGCTATCAGACTGTTTGACCTGTGTGGAGGGCTAGGGATAGACCTGAGGAAGGCAATAGCAAGTAAGATGGAGAAGAACTTCCAGCGACCTTACCTGCATGGGAAGACACTGTAGGAGGAACCTATGAACACTAAGGATACTGCACTCAAGGCGATAGAACTAGCAAAGCATATACGCACTGAGGCCGATAAGTGTGAAGCTGAAGGTTTCCATGTCTCGGCCATATTGAAGCGAGACTACGCAGACAGCCTAGAACATGCTGCCAGGAAGTCGTTAGATAAATAAGAGGGCCAGACCCTCGACCTGAGCCTAGCCCTCAATAGGAGGCCTGCCTCCGCCGGCAGGCTATGTAAGTTGTTGGCCCATAGGGAGTTGTCTTAAGGAGGCAAGCACGTGAGATGGAAAGAATACATTAGGCAACTAGTCAGTATCGGCAAGCAAGTAGCAAAGTTTCGTTTAAGGAGAGCCAAGTCCCACGACCCGAACTTAGACCTCCACAGGAAGCATGGCCACCGTTAGCGGGTACAGTCCAGCTTACTGGTTAACATAACGCATTATCCAAACTGGTTCTGCTACCTTCACTATGTAAGTCGCTGACTCATCGGTAACTGACGAACGCTGCCCATAGTGAAGTCTCCTATCAACTGCTTCCTATCCTGCCAGATGGAGAAGACTTCATTCCTCCGCTCAGTAGCCTCAGTACGATAGCGGTCAGCCGTCAGCAAGTATGCACTGGCCTGTTCCGCGTAGGCAGATGCAGCGGCTTGGTACTGGGCAATCTCAGCAATTCTGGCCTCAGCCTCCCGAGAGAATCCTGCCGCTATAGAGACATAACCTTGCGCCTTGGCAATGTAGCGGTCTGCCTCGGCCAGATACGTCTCCGCCTGCCTCACAAAGGTAGCAGAGATAGCTATGTAGTCTTGAGACTCAGAGATATACTGCGCCGCCTTTGCTAGACGCTGAGAGCACTCAGTAAGGAAGTTACCAGATATACCTTGGTACTGAGCAGATTTCTGCAGGTAGATGTTTAGCTTCTCAATGACTGCGGATGCATTCTGGAAGAAGCCCACTGCTACCGCCACGTAGCCTTGGGACTGCTCGATGTAGGTACGCAAGTTGGCCAGACGTTGGACGGCTTCAGTCGCATAGGCCATAGCAGCATTTACACGAAGTTGGCCTTCCTGACCGTAGGTAGTGCGGAGATTCTCATATGCAGTAATAATCTCTCTAGAGGCGCGAGCAAACTCGGCGTACGTCTGAGGTGTTCGCTCACTCTCACCACCAAGAGTTACAGTGTTGAGGAAGGCATCTCCATCCTCCAGGTACTTCTTGATGCTAGGAGCAGAGGCACCAGCGGCGTAGTTCGCAGTACCCATATAGCTATTGAGCAGGGCCTTAGCGTCAGTAATGTCAGTCGCTGCTACTGCATCTGCATAGGCGTTGGCAGCATCGAGGGCAGTGTTGATGGCAGTTCGTAGAGCCACTATGTCAGTAGTAATGGCGGCTAGAAGGCCCGCCGCATCGGCGGCAGAGTTATTGTCGAGGTACTTCTTCAGGCCATTTAGAGCAGTATTTACAGCAGTCAGGTCGTCACCCATGCCTGCCAGCATACCAGCTGCATCTACAGAAGAGTTGTTGTCAAGGTACTTGATAGACTTGGTAAGAGCATCCTCCACGGCGGTGAAGACAGAAGTCAGGCTAGTTAGAACTCCTACCGCATCCACTCCTGTATTGTTGTGAAGGTACTTATTGGAATTGGTGAGAGCAGTCCCAGTATCAGTGAATACAGTAGCTAGGGCCGCCAGAGCTAGGACTCCAGCAGCATCGGCAGCAGTGTTGTTATCTAGATACTTCTTGATATTAGTAAGAGCAGTGACAAGATTAGCATGGGCGTCGCTGGCAGAGGTTAGAGTCGTGCCCATACTGGTCAAGGCAGTCTCGGCGGCTAGGTCCTGCTTCAAGGCATAGATGAGTAGTGCGTAGGCAGTAGCCGCCATCTCGATAGTCGGCTCCAGGAACTCTGGAATAGAGCCTGGAGTGTAGTCATTAGGCACCTGGTGTTCGGCGTCGTAGTAGAGGCGCAGATGGTCATGCTGACCTAGAGTATCCTGGGAGTCTGCCTCACCTCTACCCTCAATAACCAGGTAGCGACCAAAGATACTGGCGGGGACAAAGGACTGCGGCACATCACCCACTGGATACTCTACTCGCTGGAGACGGATAAAGTCAGCCAGAGCAGAGAGGTCTATTCCAACTTCATCCTTGGTATAGGAGATGAGGTAGGCAGTAGCAGCAGCTAGGCTCCCGCCTGCCTTTGGTTGTATCTTCCCATTGGAGTAGTCCATGATGTAGTCAGTGTTGCGAGCATAGGTAGTAGTGCCTGCCGCGTTCTCCACTGTTTCAGATGCCTTCTTGATAGGCTTGTAGGTCAGGCTGACCCAGGCGGCAGTAAACAACCCATAGCCAACAGATAGTGTGTCGGCGGCACCAGAGCCTGCGTTGGAAGTCATCTCGACCTCATAGACGTACTTGAACTCCTTCTTGCCTATGATGGTCTTGCTATCTCCTCTGCTATAGTGGAAGATTTCAGTCTGGGCCACCTCATCTCTATCCATACCTCGGATAGTGAAGGTGACGCCATAGGTAGAGTTGTTGGCATCCGTGATAGTCAGAGTCAGCACCCGAGGCTTGTCTGGCTGGCCCGCGATAGTCAGCAGTGCAGGCGCCGACACATTGATATCTGCCGCAGATACTATGGCAGCTAGGCTAGTAGTGGCAGGCGAGGTCCAGGACTCATCTGTCACAGTAGGGTCAATGACAGTCTCATACAGCTTCTCTCTAGGTAGGAAGCGGGAGAGGTCTGCCACTGCCCGCTCAATACAGCGGTCTAACTCCGCGTTGCTCCAAACCGCGCCGCTGTCCTTCAGGTCCAGGCGTAGGGCAGCCCGAATGGCTACTCGTGTCTTCCCACCCATCTGTGTTACCTCCTCAACTGCTCCCATATGCCCAGTAGAATGAATCTACCTCTAGCCCACCCTGCTACTGCTGCTGTTACTGAAGACCCCTGCTTCGCACTGCTCCGCAGCCCTTCCTCCCCCCTCCCCATATTGTGAATACTGTACTCCTACAGCTTCCGCCTGATTGTTACTGCAGCGCCTATGATTATGATGTCATCTGCGCCTGCGCCAGTTGTACCTTTTATCTCTAAGTAGTAGAAATGGTCATCATCTACAACTGTCTCATCATCTGGGTTAGCTACCGCATCTACGACTCCATCTGTAGTTACCTCCGAGATAGCGCCATTAGTGATGTCAGTCATAGTAATTGGGTCGGCCAAGTTCGCCTTGACCAGCTTGCAGTTCAAGACTACTAATGTCTCCTTGATTATGTTACCTTTCAGTATATAGGTCTGGATGACATCGCCTATCTTCAGAAAGTTTAACCGTATGTAGAGTTCCTCCAGAGTGCCACCTACTGGAAGGTGCGCGCCTTCTCGTGCCGCAACCCACTGGGCTGCACTAGTCTTATACTCAAAGCCATTGACCTGGAATGTTCTCTGCACATAGTCGGCAGTGCCAAGGTCAGTGCCCTCCACTGTCTCTACCTTCAGATTCATCTTGGCTGCAGTGATAGTATCGCCAGTAGCGACCGCTGTACCAGTACCCATATCTAGTCTCCTTCCTCCATCTCCCTATACTCCATACGCCGAAAGGCCATATCGGTGCGTTCCGTACTTTCCGGCATGGAGGGCAACTACGGTCAAGTCAATTTGACCTGTCCCAATAGTCCCTGGTGGCATGAAGAAGCTCCTCCGCTCCAGGTCATGCCAGTTGGTTCTATCTGCTCTAGCAGGTTGTGGTCTGCCAGGCTTTATATCTCTCATCTAAACAGCCCCTTTGTCCAGTCCCAGACACGTCTAGCTAGACTGGCAGGCGGCACAGGTGTCGGCTTTGCGACAACCTTAGCTCTCTCTATATGCGCCTCAGTCCCCGCCAAGTACTCTCTCCAAGTGGATGCTCGCCATACTCCTGCGTCCTGCCTAGCAAGAGTAGACTCTAGAGTTGGCTCAGATGAAGGCCACATCGAAGGCGGCTCCTTCCTAGGAGTAGGCCACATAGATGGGACTCCTTCCTGCCGAGGTGCGGGTACTGGTTCTCCAACTAGGCCAGTAGGCTCTATTACTCGCCGCTGTGTGAGTGGCGGTTCTTCCATACTAGGCCCTGGTGCAAAGAACTGGCGCTGAGGGGCCTCTTCTGCCGCAGACACTTCTCCTATGGTTATCTCTAGCCTATAGCTACCTGGCCTGTACACGTGACGGAGGCCAGAAGCTCTTACCTTCACTGTACTCACAACTGCCACTACCCCAATATGGTCGTACAACTCTATCTGGCAGTCATGAGGCACAACTAGCCTACCTGTCATCTCCTCATCTGCCATGCGAGCAAGAATCACTGCTGCCCGAGTGTTGGCATTAGCCTGGGAGGTAACACTAGGCGCTAGAGCAACTTCAGGTACATCCCCATATAGTGCCTGCTGTGCCGCGTCCTCGGCCTCAGCAGTTATTACTGCATTCCATAGCTTATCTGCCCCTTCATTGGCAAAGAGATAGAGATGGTTAGGAGTCTCTACATTTAGCCGACTAACAAACTCGTAGAAGAAAGGCTTCTGCGCCCTGTAGTAGGTCATGTCTAGCGCATCATCAGTTTCTGGATAGACGACCTCGAACTGCAATGATGCCTTGGGGCGCAGGAAGGAGTAGGTCATCTTTATCAGTGCGTAGACTAGCTCACCTGCGCTCTCAAAAGGCTGGAACTCATTGATGGAGAATGTGGGAATGTAAGTATCAATTACTCCATCATCATCTACTAATGCATTGAGAGTGAAGGCTGGAACAGTTAGAGCCATAATGTAGGCGATGAGGTCATAGACTGTCAGGCTAGCCCCACTAAATCCTGCCACGTACTCGTCATCACCTACTACCGCATCTGTCTTAGCAATGTAGAGAGGAGGATTGCCTAGAGCCAGAATCCTCTCATTTAGCTTACTCCACATGCCTTCTAGCTCTAGGACTAGTATCTGCCTACCAGCCAAGTAGAGTAGTTGCTGATGCTTCACCCAGAGGCGGGCAGTAGCGGCGTACTCATCTCCAGCACCAGTCGTGTCGCCATAGCCAATCTCTGTCCAGTAGCCACGCAAGTCAAACGCATCGAAGGCACCGTCATAGTTGTTGATTACTACAGTAGCACCATCAGAGTAGGCATTCTCCACATGGTCTATGAGTATGATGCGGCTGCCATAGGCCACAGAGTCAGTGCTGAAGTCGCGGGTAGTAAGGCCATCATAGCTAGTCAGGAGCATGTGGATGTAGGGCGACCTATAGCCTGCCGCCAGCTTCTGAGTGTCGATGAGAGTGGCAGAGACTGTTCGCATAGAGTTAACCGTCTACTCCCAAAGTGTTACCAAAGATACGCTCCCATGCCTTTGCCTCAATGCTCCAAGTCCCTCGCCAAGGCTTGTGACTCTCGCTAACGGCTTCTTGTATCTCATAGTGGTCTGCTGTCCCATCGGCGCGCAAGTGACGAGGATGCGACAACCTCGCCTTCCGCAGCGCAACTCCATCAATATCTTCACCTAATACTGTGATATGATTGCTCATTCTGCCATCTCCGCTATGATGAGCTTCACCTGTACCTCACCAGTACCAACCTTACCGCCTGCTGTACCAATGGTTATCCTATCCCCAGTGGCAATGAGTTGTTGGCTAAGGTCAGCCGTGCGGAGCTTCTTTACATACCCAAGAGATTTACTGACCTCGCTAGTGTAGGAGTCGAAGTAACTAGTGTCTGTTGTGCCGTCACCCTGGATACGCCCTATACGTATCGCCACGCCAGCATCTCCACTGCTGGCCTCAGTGTAGAGTACAGTATAACCTAGCAAGGCACAGGGCTTGTCGGCATGGAAAACTATCGTGTCAACTGCCGAAGCCGAAAGGTCAAGAGGCGCGATGAGTGCAGGCTCCTGATCTCCAGACAGTGCGGCAACATCTCCACTGCGTATATGAAGCGGAACAGTTAGGTTACCATGAATATGGTTGTTCTTAAGCGATAGGCTATCAGTAATGTTCTGCTGGAAGTAGATACCTCGATCTTGTGTCTTGCGACTTGTCACAAGAGCATTCGCGGCTACGGTATAGGTATTGGTAAGGTTGTTTACCATAGTCAGCGTATTAGTCTGGGTATTGATGGACGCAATGATATTACTTTCAGTATCAGGGGTATCGTCTGAGATAGTGACAGCCTCACCTAGCTCAAACTTGTCGTCGGCAGTCACCACCACATCTTTCTGTCCACTCACAGCGTCTGCTGTCAGAAGGGATGTAGGAGTACCCTTTAGCGCAAAGATATGACAGTTAGCAATCGAGATGCGCTTCAGGCGTGCCGTGCCGGTAGTAGCGTAATCCCCAATACCGTGTGACTTGTAGCCAGCAGTGGCATCACTGACTCCATTGTCTGAACACTCCACACCATCAATCACCACGTCTTGGATGTCGGGGTCTGTCCCAGACACGGGAGAGGTGTTTATTGCGATGCCATCCTCATAGTTCAGACGATATATGCCACCGACTATACAGGCACCGCGATAGGGAGTTAGCTCCCCCGCGCCGTTAACAATCCGCGCACCATCTCCCTTGTTCCGAAGGCCAAAACAGCCCAGTAACTGAATTCCTTCTGCCGCAAAGGCGAATCCAATCTGGTTCTCCACCGCTACGCAGCCTGTAAACACCCAGTAGCCAGAGGAGTAGGAGGGCATGAAGCCAGCCTCGGTATTGCCGTAGGCTCTAGCACCAGTCACACGAACTTCCAGTGCGTTGCTCCCGTGGACACCCTGCTCACCATTGGAGTCGAAGCGTCCGCCGATAATATCAAAGTCGCGCAGTAAACGTAATCCTAGCCCCTTAGTGCCAGAATCGTGGATGTAGAGGTCACGAGCAACACCTCGGCAGACCGAGATGAGATCTTCGTTCACTGAGGCGTTGATACGACAACCTGCGGCATAGGCGTTCTTAATCTCGACGCCAATCAACTTGATGTCAGTGANACCATAGAAGTCTAGCAGATGAGAGCCGCCCGCCTGATTAGCCTTGTTCCCGTTGATGATACCTCCGATAATCTCGATGTAGGAGTTCCCTGCTGCCTGGTCAGAGTTCTCAATCATATCATCATCAGTGTCAGCGGCTAGAAGGAGAATGGCCTGAAGGAGGTCAAGGCGAGTATAGGACGGCAACGTGATTTTGCCCATAGTAAAGTTCCCAATCAGTTGCACTGTCTCTATCCTCGTGCGGCTGGCAGTCAGGGCATCTATACCTGCCTGTAGTTGTACATCGTCGGCAACGCTATCTATGTAATCAGCGTACAGCCTAATTAGCGCAGGTGAGTCTGACGCAGCAACTACTCGTGTGGCTGTTCTAGGGGCGCTAGTTGGATTCTCTAGAGGCATAGCTATCCTCCTCCCCAAGTCTCATTAAGCTTCCTCCAGCAGGAGGGCAGAGCCTGTATGGTGTCCACCACTAGCACCAGCACCACCTGTCTCAGTCCACTCTAGATGGATGGTAGATGGGTGAACTGAATCACCAGTATAGTCGCGCCAGTAGAATATCTTATTGACATCACTTCTCCCATCTACCAAGACCATCAGTGCGTTCCCAGAGGCCCAACCAACGCGACTGACTACCTCCTGCACAGGACCTATGATAGAGGGCGAGTTGACATAGGCAGCCGAGGGCGCTAAGTTGTCACCAACCCAGGCTGCTGAGGCGGTAGTGCGAGTCCTACCAGTCACATTGGCTGTAGTGGCAAAGTCTGCCGCGTCATCAACATCCTCGCAGTAGATGTCGGAGTTGGCATCATCATAGCCATCTCCAGAGGCCATATAGACGCCAATATAGGCTACGTCAATCGTAGAGCCTTGGGCGATAGTCACACCAGTAAAGCGTATACCAGAGTTGTATCGAGAGTAGCCTACACCTGTATTGCTATCTGCCCTGTCGTTAGTGCTGCCAGTGGAGAAGCCAGAGCCTTGCACATCGCTCTCCTGAGCATCATCAAGTGTTGCTGCTACGTTCAAGTCTAGTGGAGGGTCTATGAGGAGTGGATAGGTCAGGCCAGTATCATCTAGAGCTAACTCTATCTCCCCATCTGTGATAGTGGCCTCAAGGTCCCGCTCCTCACCTAGTGCATCCCGCACAAAGGGCTTACGGAGGCGCGCTACTACCCGACCGCCTGCAAGTAGGTCAAAGCCCTGGCGAGTTAGTCCACGGCTCTCGAAGGGAAGATGCAGTGTCTTGATTCCTAGAGAACGATTGAGAATGAGTGAGACTCTAGTACTAAAGCGCACGTTAGAACTAAAGATACCTAGCCTACTGGCCACATGGAGCGAGAACTTCACTCTGCTAGGTCGTACATGGAGAGTGAAGGTAAAGTTGTCTCTATCCCATACCCAGTCGCCACCAACTTTGGAAGTCGGTGTGCCTAGTCCTGTCAAATCAGAAGGTTTGTAAACTTGAATCCATACATTATCGTTACCAGGTACTAGGTACACTCGCTTAGTGCCATCATATGCAAAGCGAACTACGCGAGGCATCTTAGTGAATAGAGCACCAGTCCCATCAGGCTCAGAGAACGTCGGGTCACAAGGTTGCATTACTCCTCGTGCATCTGGGTAGTTAATCCAACCCATACCGCCGCCTAGGATGAACTTACGAGGCCTACCCTCATCACCTCTATCCCAGACTCGATTGTTGAGAGACCAGCGTTCCTTTACTGCTCTCATAGTGGCTGCTTCCAGATGACTTTGAGGTAGGCTGAGAGAGTAACCTGCAAGTCAGTCTGCTCTGCCCGCCCATTAGACAGCCTGATACCTATGTTGCCGTCTATGTTAGTCACCTGTGCAGTTACATCGAAGACAAGTGGTGGAGGTCCAAGTGAGCCGCCCTCAATGTCTATCCGCCAGTCATTGTCTGCCATCTGCCCATCTGCAACAGCACCATTTACTAGGTCAGACGCGGCGCCTGCGTCCAGAGCTATCTGCCACTGGTTGTGAGTGGCAGTAGTACAGTCCAGAGCGTTAGTCCCCGCATAGGTGTTGTGAACAGATAGGAACAGCATGAGAAAGACTTTCTCAACCTGGGCGTCGAGAGTTGACACTAGCCCCTGAGCGCCACGAGTGTTGAAGGCTACAAAGTCCTTATCTGCTGCTGCGTTAGTCAGGCTCTGCAAGCTATTGACTACCAGAGGGCAGATCTGAGTAAAGCGCCCGACTTCAGCGATGGACGCTTCTATCTCCCCGATTGCAGGTGCAGATGTAGGATTATTCAGCGGCACAACTATCTCCTACTGGCTGGCAGACTCTACGCCGCATAGAACCTTGTTGCCTGACCCACCGTGGATGCAGTTGATTGCGGCGGGAGTAAGATTACCAAAGACTCTAGCCATCTCGAAACTGCCACCATTAGCGTTGAGCCTGATGCCTTTGTTGACAACAGCAGTTTCACCAAGGGCTAGGTAAACTACAGTGTCGGAGTCATTGATAACCAGCAGATACTCGCGGCTTGCCTTAGCTGCCACTGCCTCCGAAGAGGTTGTAGTGGCATTGTAAGTAAATGCTACAGGAGGCTTGATTGCTGGAGGCATGAGTCGTAGCTCCTTCCTACACTAGTCGGCTCTAGGAATAGGCTTGCCCCAGGCCTTTGCAGCCATCGAGTAGGCTTGGCCTGCTGCGGCCTTGGGGTCCTTCTCTTCTTCATCTATGAGCTTCTTGATACTCTCGGCAATCATCTGCCTGACCATATCAAGACTCATTTCAGGCATGATGCGTTCTACAGCAAGTGGCACAGTATCCTCCTATGCAGGTACTACGCTGGTCAAGATTCCTTTGGTGAAGGTAAAAGTGTAGCCACCAACGGTTCTGGTGCCTGTCACTCCAAGTACATGGTGGGCATCATCATCTGCAGAGTGAGTAGCGATGGCAGAATCAATGTCTGAGGTAGATGGTGGTGCAGGGTCAGTCCTTACCAGTTGCCAGCCTCCATCTGCAGGCTCATACCACTCTCTACTCCCATCAGGCATAGGCCGCATCCAGGTGTAGCGGTTGACTACGCCTGCGGGTTCAGTATCAGAGATGATTAGCCCACTTCCAGGCATTGGGTTCTCCTTATGCAGAGGGAGGCAGAGTTGCCAGTCCTGCCTCCCCTTGCCACTACTTCCTCCCCTTCTTCACGTGCGGCGTACCATCCGCGCCCTTGCCACTGGCAGGGTGGCCATCGGGAAACTTGGTATCAGGACCTTTCATCTTGCTTCTCCTTCTTGTACTTCTTGCCTCTGCTCTACCGTCCGAGCATCAGCATGACTTCCAGGTCGCCGTAGCCCGAGACTGTGCGGCCAGTCAGGAAGCCTATGAGTTGGTGGCCGCTGGATGGGTCATAGGAGGCGGCAGTGCCTATAGTACCGTCGTTGAAGTTGTAGAACACTGCCCGCTCGTGCTGCGAGTCTCCAAAGTAGGCGGTCGGAGTTATGATGCAGCGCCCCCAGGTCTGAATCCATGCGAAGTAGGCGCTGGTGAATCCTGAGGCCAGACACACGCCTAGCGCAGACACGTAGCCTACACCTTCTGCACCTAGCTGCTTCACCTGGCTATAGATGGACTTGTAGGCAGTCACTCCATCAGTGGCGGACAGGGCAGTCTTGAGTGGGTCGTCCAGGTAGACTCGGCAGTAAGTGCCGTTGCCCAGTTCGCTGCCTGCTATCCTGTACTCCACATAGTGGCCTGAAGGATAGACTGCCAGCATCCCATCCTCAAAGAAGTTCTCCGCATAGGCAGTGGCCTTCTCCAGGTCCACGTACTCGGCGCCTGCAGCGGCAGCAGTGTTGAGGTCTCCCTCGAAGCCGTCCACATCCTCCTCACCAGTAGCACCAGGCGCAGCGTTGGCATTACCTACCAGGCGGGCTAGAGGCGCACCAGTGCTAGTTGCCCCTGCCTTCCCATAGCGGAAGACTCTGCCGTCGGCATACTCCAGCCGAGTGTTCAGTGGGTAGAGTTGTGTCACAGACTGGGCATAGATGTCGGGGTCTCCCATGCTCCCCAGTCCACGCACACAGTTGGCCGGAAGCCACAGTGACTTGCCATTCCTGTTGATAACCTTGGCAGTTCTCTTTATGATACTGATAGCCACCTGAGTTTCTCCTTCTCTGCTTTACGCAGCGTGCTGCTTCTGCTGAAGTCAGCTACCTTTGTCCAGGTTAGGGCTAGACCGTCACTGCCGCATCGTCCACATTCATGATTCTGGCCAGGCACAGGCTGGAGGGCAGAATCAGAGCGCCGTAGTTGATGAGCCGTAGTCCGCCAGCATCGAAGTCCTCCAGTTCGGGGAATCGGACTATCTTGTAGAGGTCACCCTGCGCTCCACCTTCGATGTTGGCGTAGGCGAAGACTAGGCCAGGGTCAGAACCGTCCAGACTACCGCCACCTCTCTTGATGCCGAAGATG